GTTGGTAACAGGTTTGGTCGGGATCTTCACCAACAACCGAGGGTCGTCCACGACGCACAGGACTGGCAGACGCTCGCCACCCAGCAGTAAGCTCTCGCCACGGGCGAACATTTCGAGGCCAATGGCGTGAGGTAGCCGGTAAATCTCGACGAGAGCGTTTCGCGGGCGAGGAGGCGCGGCAAACCCGAGACCGGGTCGCGGCAGCTCAACAGGCTCACTCGCGGGGCCAACCTCTACGACGGGAAGGACAGGTCGGGGCGCGACTTCAGGCATCAATACCTCACCAGCAGTGAACCGAGTGGGGGCGAACGCAGGGCGAGAGGTTCCGGCTAGAAGGGTCGCACACACGGCCATGGGCGTGGTCGACACGAGAAAGGCAGCACGAAGAATCTGGCGCCACCACGGCTCAGCGCGCCACCAGTTACGAACCTGGTGACGCAGCGTGTCGTATGTGGGCCACAGGCCGTTCTCAATAACCGAGTTTCGGTAGACCAGGAACATCTGAGCACACCATGGAAGACCAGTTGTCTGAATCGCTAAGTGGGCGACCAGCAACGCGTCGAACGACTTCTCCTTTTTCTCAATTTTCCCGCCGAGGTAGTTATTAACAGTTTGGTTGACGACAACCTTTGCTTTCACCACCTGCGACAGTGACCGGTATTTCAACCAGCCGTAGATGAGAGGGAAGACGATAAAGAACTCGACCGGGTTACTGATCACAAGACGGATGGGGCGAAGCGTCAAGATCGACACAATTACGCGCTGAGCAAGCGCAACGCCCCCGTGCTCATGAGTCAACACGGCATTCACCAAGAGCGAACTCGCGATAAGGACAGCCGCGACTTGTTCGACAACATAAGTCGCGAATTGAACTGCATGGAGTGGCATCAAACCCGTTTCACGCACGGGTACCGTCAGTCGCCAGGCATCTCGGCGCGCAACCGAACGCGTCGAGCCTGTACCGACCGAAAGAACAGACGTCATTGTACGTCTCACGAGCTTGTAAAGGAGGAAGAGCGTGGTCACGCCCGACCGTAATAGGAATGCTCCCAACCACAAACGGAGCGAGAATTTGAGCATCGGGGATGCGGGACCGTCCAACAACTGGATTATCAACCGGACCATCACACCGAAAAGAGGCCGCAGCGCGGTGTGGTACCGCGTCAACACCTCCTTCAGCAGAGCCCACTGCGAGTCAGCCCGAAGGGCGTCAGATGCAGAGGCAGAAAGCTTACGGAGGAAGTCAAGGCCTTGGGTACGTAGCGTACTTAAAGACATAATGAAAGGAATTATGCATACCGATTGTTCGCACCTGTGGGGGCCGGAATACCGTCCACAGGCGGCAATTTAATGCAGCCAAATTTCTAAAGGACGAGTGGGTAGCTCGCCTGAGACCCCATGTGTTGTAAGTTAAGGGG